AACAAGAGAGGTTATCAAGACAGATAGCAAATTACGTCCTAAATGGAACTCATTCCTTAATGAGAAAGACAAGATAGAGGAAGCCACAAGTAATATGTATACTCAATTTGAAGACTGGGTTAAACAAGTAGTGTATGGTGATAATCAAGTAGGTGATTTAGGGGAAATTGAGTTTAAGAATGTTAAGATAGATGTGGCTAAGGGTATTGATTTAATAACTAGATATGCTTCATTAAACATGTTATCTCTTAACGTATTAGCTGGTAGTGCCAATGTTGTATTAGGTGAAACAATGCAGAGAGCAGAAGCTATTGCTGGTGAATTTACTACAAATAAAAGCTTACAAAAAGCATCTAAGTTATATCGTAAGAATATGTTTGGTATATTAAATGATATTGGTGCTAGAAAGTCAGGTAATATATTGAATCAGCTAGAAGATGAGTTTCATTTCTTGAATGACTACGATGGTAATAAATTCAATAATGATAGTAAGTTTAAGAACTTAATGAAAACAGATACGCTATACTTTAATACAAATGCGGGAGAACATTTCATGCAAATGAGATTTGGTTTATCTATGTTAGATAGAGTAGTGGCTAAAGATAAGGATGGTAACGTATTAGGTTCGATGTTAGACATGTATGAGCAAGATTCCAAAGGTAATCTTAAACTAAACGATAAGGTGTCTGAGAAAGAATCTAAGTGGACTGAAGACGATAAAATTGTATTTACAATGAAAGTCAGAGAGGTATTAGCTAGATTGCATGGTGATTATAGGATGGAAGGTAAGGTTGCTATACAGAGATATGCTCTTGGTAGAATGGCATTCCAATTCCGTAAATTTATACCAAAAGGTGCTCAACGCAGATTTGGTCGTAAAGAATATAATGAGCAAATAGAAGCTGATGTTGAAGGTAATTATAGAACAACTGCTAAATATATTAGAAACTTAATGAGATCTCTTAGAGCTCAAAAGTTTAATGCAATGGGATTAGAGTGGTCTAAACTATCTGATATGGAGAAGGCTAATATTAGACGTACAGCAGTAGAGGCTACAGCAGTATTATCTAGTGTACTATTATCTTATGCAATGACTAGTTTATTAGGAGATATAGATGATGAAGAAGACAAGTTTAAATACTGGTTGGCCAATACTGTTAATTACCAATCAGTTAGACTTAAAACAGAATTATTATTCTTTACCAATCCAGTAGAAACACTTAGATTATTTAAATCACCAGCAGCATCTATGAGTATATTTGAGAATATATTTAGATTAGCTGGTAATTTAATACCGGGTGTTGATGGTCTTGAGAAATATCAACAAGGAAACTGGAAAGGTCAATATAAGTTTGAAAAGAACTTATATAGGATGCTTCCATGGGCATATAATATAACTAAAGGATTACATCCAGAAGATCAAGTCAAATGGTTTAATCAATAAGTCTGTGCGTCTCCCTGCTTTGCGGCAATGAGAAAGTGAAATATATTTAAAAATAGTAAAGGCTAGTAGTTCCAAATTAATGGAGTTACTAGCCTTTTGCATTATAGGTAAGTTTCTAGCTCACATCTATAATTACTATTTTATGTAGGAGATCTCAACCTACACACCCTAGTTTTATTTATACATGTAATCAAAAGCATATGGCTCCATATTACAACATCTTAATATTTTATTATTTTGTTTTTTGCGGATTAACATTTTTAATGCATTACGTAGATGGTTCAGTGACATATCGTCTACGTCTATTTTAGATCCATCTTTCATTGTCCAATAAATTTTACTCATGTCTATTCCCTATCTTCTAAAATACTTTTAAACAGAGTAGCATAGAACTTATTAATAAACATTGCATATGAATAATCTTCTAATATTGCTTCTATGTGATCTGTATCTAAATCTTTAGCTAATTTCCATGTTGTTTCAGGCAATCTATTTCTATCTTTATCAAAATTAACTCCCCATAAAGTGTATTCTTTTGGGTCAACTCCCTGATCTTTTAAGAACTGATTACATTCCTCATTCCACAAATAGTAATTGTTTTCGGCAATTCCTAAATTGATAAGCATTTGTCCAAAACGCTGATCTGGATTCTTATTCCAATAATCATCTATTTGTATAAGGATTGTTTCATCCTTTTCAATATTAGAGAAATTTAAACTAAATGATTCTTCTAACTTATTCCAGTCTATCAAATTCAATAGAACTGGTATTCTTTCTTTCTTTCTCATACTATAAATAAAAAAGAGGGAGTTAACTACTCTCCCTCTATCATATATTAACCAAAAATATACTCTATGAACTATGTGACCAGACAGAGATTCGAACTCCGCCGCCTCAATCCCCTAGAGGGATGCGTGCTCCTATACACCAATGGTCTAAATAAAAAAGGCTAATCACACAGCCTTGTACAAATCTTAATGATAAACAATCAACTCATATCAAACTTTCTCAAGGATTTGAAAAATGTTTAATCTTTGTAAGTTCAACTTTGATCGTGTAAGATCTTTAATCTTTAAGCTTCGATATTCTGTTGAATACCGCCTAGTATACTAGGTAACCTTTAAGTGTTAAACTTTAAACTTTTCTTATTATATGTTTGCTTGAACCTAAATCAAGTGCGTATACCCTTCCGCCACATCCCCTTATATTATTATTTAGAGGGGATGGTAGGATTCGAACCTACAAAACATAAACTTCTGATTAGCAATCAGTGTTTATAAGAAAGTTATCATATTAACCCTTATGATAATAGGGGATTGTATTAAAAGATTTTCGTGTAATTAACCTTTATTTTTTGTTTTCTACGCAACTTCTATGAAAGTAGTTGCATTAATTTCAGACAAACTAGCATCAACTTCCATCTCAAAATTAGAGATTTCGGTAGTTAAATTGTCTATTGTTAGATCCACATTAATTGGATCAGATAACAATAACTCGTTACCTTCAATATAAGGTTTTCTGATTGTTTCTACGTCTTCGGATTTAGTTTTTACACCATCTTTACCTAGAGCAATCTCAGCAAGGTTATCTGCTTTAACATTAACCTGAGTATTGTGACGTTCAATTTCCATAGTTCTACTTCTACGATTGGATTGTAGTCTGTTTAACAAATCACGTTTCCATTGAACTGTATTCTTAAAATTAATAGCTTCAAGAATAGTCATCTCTTTATCACCAACTGTTACTTTTGTCGTGGCATTTGCAATATTAATTGCAGATTTTAATTTAGTCTGACGATCAATCAGATCATTAATAGATTGGTAATCACTTATAGCTTGTTGTTCAAAATCCTTTAGTGGTTTGAAATCAAATAGTTTCTTATCTCTAGAATAATGACCTACTACGCTAAGACCATTGATATGTCTATCAATGCGATTATCTATTGTTTTTAGCTCTGTTAGAGCTCTGTGGATTGTTATCTTCCCCATATTAATTAACTTTAAAATTTGATACTAAAAAGGGGCTTATTGGGCCCCTTTCTCTATATTATTAAGCTACTTCTTTAAGTATAGGTCTTAATTGACCTGCCAACGCTTTATAGTCGGTAACTTCATCACTGTTTACGGCAGTAATAATAGTCTTAAGAGATTCACCTAATTTATTATCTTTGAAATCATCAATGTTTTTAACACTTAAAGATTCTATTTCATTAGAATCTAACGCATATATACGAGACCATTCCTTTTCAATTGACTTATGAAGATTATCAATTTCTTCTTTAACAATCTCCCTCCTGTTGGCATAATATTCTTTAATTGACACTTCATTTTGCTTAACGATATCTATTGAATTAGACCAATTGTATACGGTTGTATTATTAACTTTATCGGATTTATTATTACCGGATAATATTTTAAAACTAACCTTAATGTATTGTTCATCCTCATCACAACAATCTCTTTCTTCTACAACTTCGCCCACAGAAGTAATTTCAATAGTTTGATATTTACATAAAAATCTACCTCCAAATGACGAATCATCCATTGCTATTAAAATATCACCTTTTTCTAATTTTTGAGCTCTTTTAAAATCTAACATATTATTTTATTTTTATTTAATTAAAACTTATTTATTTGAATATCAACTTACGTCGTGAACCGTTAGTGGGAATCGAACCCACCTAGGCAGCCTGCTACAACGGTTAAATGTATTATAAAATGATTAAACTTCCAGATCTAACTCCTTCTGTTTTAAATTCATATATTGGTTTCGTTCTACACACGTAGTACTGTACCACGGGTATAATTTTGTAAATTATAATCCCCATGCCTATGCTACTTGTGGTTCAAAATATGTTAAGAACTGTTTCCAGTTTGCAATAGTTTCTCTAAGTTTAGCTTTAGCTTCTTCTAGAGCAACGCCTTTAGCAAACCATCTCATACGAGATTCTTCACTATTACCTAAATCTTTAATGTCATAAAATGATTCTAACAAATTCTCATCTGTTTGTTCCAATTCACGTTCCATTTTATTAATTTGGATATTAGCATCCTCTTTAACATACTTAATAAACTTACTCACTTTTAACTTCTTACCTAATTCTTCAGAAAGGTTAGCTAACATTTGAACTGGAGACTTCTTCTCTTTTGCAGCTTGATCTAATAATTCCTGCATTGTTTCAACGTTCATGTCTTGTACTTTTTCTGATGCTTTTGCTGTCTTAGCCATAATAATATAATTAATAATGTTTGTTACTTATTTTAATTCGCGAAATTTCGTTTAGTCTCAGTTCCGCACCTGAGATGTTTTGATACCTGATAGGAGTATTTTTAATACGATAATTCTTATACTTTTTAGGGAACAATAATCTTTTAAAGAACCCAAATTTAACTGGTTCTTTATTCACCACTTCTTCAAAACATACCGTATGTGGTACTGGTTTCCTTAGTAGTGTAGCATACTCATATGTTTTTGAAAAATCAATAGGTCTAAAATCAGATTCTAATATATCAAATGGAATAACTGCCATATTAATAATATTTTTTTGAAAACACTAATGGTGATTCCATTTTAGGATTCGCTGATGTACCACTTCTTCTTCTTGAACGTATTGGTTTAAGCAACTCCCGTTTAGATATTTTATCATAATAATCTTTAGGCCTTCCATAGTCAGTTGATTTAACTTTTTCAAGATCTGTGAGATTAAACCACCAACAATGACCATCTTTACCACTTACTCCAGTAACCACCTGATTCCCATCATGACCTTTTGCAAAAGGTAAATCGAATTCAACCAATACACTTAACATATCACTATAGCTCATATGTATAATATTCCCAAAATTATATTTATTAATATTGGGATGTTTGATTAAAATTCTTACTCTATCTCCTTCTTTGAACAAAGGTTCTGGTTTGAATAACTCTAGTGAGTCTTTTTCACACCACCATGTTTTAGATTCACCTTCGATATTATCGAACCTTACTTTATATGGAATAGCTTTATCAAGTACATCACATGTTACAATGTTACCAAGTTTTCCAATAAACTCATCATTACCATCACATGGACTTATCGCTTTTACTCTATCTCCTTTTTTAAATTCTGTCATTCTCCTTTAATATTTGTTAGTACTACCAATTTATTTCATCTACTCCATTGCTCTTCAAATAATCATTACAATTATAGAAATGATCACATCCGAAAAAGCCTCTAGATGCTGATAATGGAGATGGATGAGCTGCTTCTAACACTAAATGTTTAGGGTTATCAATCAGACTTTTTATTTCTTTTGCATTATTGCCCCACAATAAGTAGACAATAGGTTTATCTTGTTTGTTAATTAGTTTGATTATTTCTTCTGTGAATGTCTTCCAACCTATTTTACTATGTGAATTGGCTTTGCTCTTTTCTACAGTTAGTGTTCTATTTAATAGTAATACTCCTTGTTTAGCCCAATCTTCTAAGTTATTATTATAAGTTCTTTCAACAGCCATTGATGGGCCATATTCTGATAATAATTCTTTAAAAATATTTCTTAAACTAGGTGGTGTTTTATCAGATAAAGTACTGAATGCTAAACCATGCGCAGAACCATCATGATATGGGTCCTGTGCAACTATTACTACTTTAATATCATCTAACTTTGTTAAGTTAAGAGCATTAAATATTTCTTCTTGTTTAGGGTATACAATTGTATCTGATTCGTATTTAACAGTTACGTACTTATACAACCATAAGAAGTATTCTTTTGTGAATTCAGGTCTGAGCTTCTCAAACCAATCTTCATTTAATTTCCAATCCATATATAATAAAAAAGCACCGGGTTAACTACTCCCGATGCTCTATAACCAAATTTAACTCAAACTATTCAATATCTCTTTCTTACCGGGTTTGTACCATAACTCTCCCGGATTATTTAATTCTTCTATTTTAATATTTTTCTTTTTTAGATAGTTTCTGATATGTTCTGTTTTGTTTAATAGCAAAGATGCTACTACACTTTTACTGTTCAAATTCCAAAAATCTAGAACTTGATGTTTATAGTCGTATGAGAATTGACTATATTTGCCAGCTTTAAAAGAATTATAATCGTCTTTCCATTTATCTGGAACATTAAACACATATACGATTCCGTCTTTGTCATCGTAATCGTCTACATATGTGGATAAGTGTTCTAATTTTCGTTCAAATATAGGAAAGTCAAGAAGTAAATCATACTCATATTTAAGTAAGATTTTATTTTCATAGTTTGGTTTATTAATATCCGATAAGTATGCATTTATATAAGTAGGTCTTTGAAAGAATATTGGATTATGTGCATCAAATATATCGTTCTTTCTAAAACTAATATCTTCAACTAGCATAGGTAACACAAACCTTGTTGTATTATTAAGCTTTGCCATCTATATAATCCTTTCTACTTATTTTAACAATACCATTGCCTTCGTAATACTCTTTATCATGATCCCATTTATCATTATCAAAATGCCATTTAATAAGCGGCATTAACTCTTCAATCTCATTGATACCATCTAATAATTGATACTCTTCTACTTGAAATACTCTTACTTCAGGTACTTGTTCATCTTTATTAGTTGCAAGTATATATGTTTCCTGAGTATAATCTTCAATATTATATTCAGTATTATTATCAATCCAGTATTTTAATGCTAACCAATAATAAGCACACTGTCTATAATAACCAAATTTAGCAAATGACTTACCAAATCCGTATATATTACTTGTTGTTTTGACATCAATTAATTTAATTACTTTATTATCATGGTCAATTACAACTCTATCTAACATAGATTTGCATTTAACTCCCTTCCATTCCCAGAATATAGGTAACTCGTTATACGATTCTATATTCCCAAATGGATCATCAACCAACATACTAGAACACGCTTTGTGATTAAGCATTTCTTTAGCGCATCCATTGATTAATTGCCAAGTATTCCATGGTAATATTACTTTTGCATCTACAGTTCTTTCTAGGTAATCAATATATCTACTGAGTTTACCATAAGTTTCTAATGCTATTTCTTGTATTTTTGCATCAGACTTACCTTTTGTTGTGTAAGTTTCTGTATAAGCTTCTACTGACTTTTCTTCTTTAGTTTTTAACTTAGAATCCAAGTACTTTTTTGCAAATTCTTTTTGTTGTTTGCTCGATGGCAGGTCAACATCGACATATGCATATGTTTTAAAGAAATCTTCTGTCTCTAATACTCTCATATGTATTTGTCTACCTAATTCAAAATAAGTTCTGGGTGTTTCGTCTTTAATTTCTCCGTTAAGCTGTGCAATGAAATACTTAGGCGATTGTTGAAACCACGATAAACTACTGTTACTTACAGCAAATTTACTGTAATACTCCTTTTCACTTACTTGTTGTATTTTGTCTACACCCATTCTGTTATAGTTATTGTTTTTTCAACTGGTTTTACATTTTCGAAACTTAAAAATGTATCCTGACCTTCTTGCATTTCTGTCGCAGGATGATCCCAAGAAGCCTTAATATAACCTATTAAAGAATCTTTATTATCGGTATCTATCGCTTTAAACACTTCCGTTCTATACACAGTCCATCTTCCACCAGATTCTTCACTTTCATCTACGCTAACAAACTTAATTTTATCAAATTTAGAATCATTCAATAATTCACTAGGGTAGTTACCGTAAGTATCCGATTTTACATTGCTATTTAATTCTTCAACAATGTCGTATATATCTATTTCAATTTTACTCATTTAACGTTTTGTTTTTTAATCATTTCTTTTACAAATGCTTCTGGTGATTCATATACCTTCTCACTTATTGCTACTGTTTTATACCCATCTTCAAATCCGGCTATATAACAATATTGTATAAGCTCTCTATAAGCATTTTTACTTAATAGTATATCATCCATTTTTAATCTCCTCTATTACCGCTAACACCTGTTTTTGATTTCTCGGTAGATATAATTTAGGACCTTTTAACCCAAATATATCTCTTAAATGGTATTTGAACAACTTCCATCTTAATGGAAAAGCATCATTCATATTGCCTTTACACTCTATTACGAATGTCTCGCCAACAAAATCTGGTGTAAATGTCATTGCTCTTACTTTCTCACCATTATACTCAAACTTATCTAGTAAAGTATATCTATTTTTTTCATATGCGGCTTCTATGTTATGTTCTTTTAATTTTCTGTAGCAAAACAACTCTAACTTGGATTTAAACTTTATACCGTCTTCCTCACAAGGAGTCGCGTTCCTTACTTTTTTGTTTTGAGTAGTAGAGTTTTTACTCTTTCTTCTCACTTTCAATGCTTTCTTTAGTTTCTTCTACAGGAACCCATTTGATTTCGGTAGTTACGATTTCTTTAGCTTTTGCACGTGTTAATTCAGATATATCGTCCCTTTCAACACCCCAACTGGCATCTCGTATTACATAATCCTCGTTAATCCATGATCCAATATATTGATCAAAATTATCTACATCAGGAAACCATTCTCTATGACTCTCTTTTATTGTATAAAGCAACTGAGAATAAAAACTTGTTTCTTTTGCATGTTCGTCCTCTATAATTTCAAAATCCCAATCTGTTAATATAACATCAAAAAATTCAGGATGATCTTTTTTTAATAATTTATTCATTTATTAATTGTTTTAATAATATTTTACTGTCTTCAACAGTATTGTCCTTAATATAATCAGATATATCTTTATATCTCAAATGATCTGGTATGAATATAGTATCAAATCCTGTAGCTTCAGCTATCTTATTAGCACCATTTATACCTGCCTCATCGTTATCATATAGAATTACTACTCTCTTAAATCGCGACTTAATATCATCAATAATTATTTGTGGTATTGGTTTATGTTCTCCAATTGGCGCAATTGCATTATAGCCTAAGCCATCTAATACAAATACATCCTTTCCACTTTTAGTGATAATAAGTAACTCGCCATTCTTAGGTAGTTGTTCATATCCAATTAAATCATGTTCTTTACAATTAGTTCTAAATTTATATTTTCTCTCAGCTAAAGGAGAATAAATCTGGAAGTTATTGTATATTTTATATGCATATATAGGATCGTCATTGGTATAATGTCGAGGTCTTAATTCTCCGTTAATCCAATATTGTTCAATAGGAGACGCATTAAACTTCTTTAATCTATCTCTGTCTATCACTTTAAAAGATCCCCAATAAGCATCGTCATTTGTCGTAAAGTTACGACGCTTAACAGATATTACAGTATACTCTTTTTCGCCCATTTCAAGCGTTTTAAGACCATAATCTGTTGTCCGTAGTCTTCCTTTATTCAAATCTATATAGACTTGCTTATTTAGCTCAAAACCACGCAAATTTAATATCATTCCAGCTAGTTTGAAACAGTCTCCAGATTCACCTGTCGATAAGTCTTTAAACATAAGACTTCCTTTCCTTCCTCGATATACACCGAATGATGGATTTCTGTCTTTCCTAAATGGCGAACTGAATATTTCACCTACCTGAAACTGATACCCAGTATAATATCTAAAGATGTCATACTCGGTAGTCTTTTGTAATATTTCTTCTCTTGTTATTCGTTCTAAATACATAGGCATTTAAAAAGTAAACACCCTCCCCATTACTGAGGAAGGTGTGATTATATATAATATAGGTATTATCTATTAAAATGGACTTTCATCCGTTTTAGCAGGACCTCCACTAGTTTCAAAAGGATTAGCTGTTGCTTTTTCTTTATCAGCCATTGGTCTTTCTAATACATCAATTTTTAGAGGTTGAATCTTAGAATCTTCTTTAGAAATAGACATTGATTCAATAAATTGATATTTACTATATTGTGGTAGAGTTGTATATCCTTTACGATTGTAAACGAATTTAGCTCTTACCTTTTTACTTTGATAACCGTTAGCAGTCAGTATTGCTACCACATGCTTAGCAAATGCTTCAAAGTTCCAAGGAGTTGGAATTTGCATTTGTTCTCTGGTTACATATCCCCCATCAATTAGAATTTGACCAACTCTAGAGATAAGGTTCTTCACTTTAGTTTTAAATAAATCCTCTAAAGTACCCTCATAACCTTCAGGCAACCTTTCAGCTGGCTTAGGTTCATATTCTGTGTGTGAAGTCTTACGATTCTCTTCATCTTTAAAGTAGAAGCATAAAAACTTATTTCCACCGGGAGTACTTATGTCGTATTTAACATTTTCCATTACGAGATTTTCATGAATTCCACCATCTAGGAATTTCTCTACACTTTCTGATTGTCCAATATTTATCTCGTTGAAATCAATGTTTATATTCATTGCGCTTGTTGTTTTTAATGTTAATATTAAGCTTCGTAGTTGTTATACGCGACAATACTATCAATAATTAATTGATAATCATTGTCTATACGGTAGGATTCAAACATCTCTTCTGGAGATTTGCATGTATTCTTACCGTTGTTTTGTGTCGTAAAGTAATATTCTGGTTTATCAGCACCCATCACGACGTCTGTGTAAAGTACTATATCAAACAATTCTTCTAATGAAGTCTTATCTTTAAGAATTTTACCAGCAGGCACTTTTGCTTGAAGAATCTGGACACCATTCTCATCTGCATTAGTTTCAACATGAGATGTAAAGAAGATGGTTAAATCGTCTCTCATGTTTCCACTATAATCTAATATATCCCAAACTCCTTTAGCCAATGAATTGAACTTATCGAAACCTCTCTCTTCGATAGTTTTGATGAATTCACCAAAAACAACCATTGTTAAAGTATCTATAATAACCGTCTTTATTTCATGACGTTCATCATTAATCTTCTTAAGTAACATAAGAAGTAGTTTAGGATCTCTTGTTTTATAATAGTTAGAAGTAGCAATATCCACTCTTCCGTTAGCTAAATAGTTGGTTTTGTATTGTGATTTCCAACCTCTAAACGGTAAACCTTTACCATCTCCTGCTATCATAAACGTTGTTGTCGGGTCTAAATTTTTAATTGCGCGACTTTTACCAGTCCCCGACTTGCCACAAATAAGTACTCTTTCTGCCATATAATATAATTAAATAATTTAAAAACTATTTAATCTGTTAGCATCTGAGATACTCGGATAATATCTGTTATTAGATAAAAGAGGTGGGGCCGAAGCCCCTTCTCTTATAATTTAAACGCATACAATGTGCCACTTGAAGGTTTAACTTCAACTGGAGTGTTTCTATACGTTACATGGTGACCATTAATAATAGTCAACCCCAAACCATTGTCACTATCCATAGTAACCATAGGAACTTTCGCGTTCAATATGACATCATATGGAGATTTTGTAACCGGTTTACCAAAAACAACTTGGTTAACATTAACACAATCTTTTACCTCAGTACCAATAAAATACTGTGGTGTAGCTTGTAATTCCTCAACATCATCGACAAAGAACGCTGTCTTGCCTACTACATTGATTGCTGCTTTTCCGACCATAGAATGGTTCGATAAGCCATCTACGTTAATTCCCCTAGCTTCTAAAGAAGGTAAGAAAATACTGTAAAATTCGCTACTTACTCTGTTAATTCCTGCATTGTCTTGTGGTAATAATACTGCAAAGTTGTACATAATAGTATAAATTTGAAATTAGTAATTAATTATGGTTCTTGTATTCGATTAAATTTCAGTTCATTTTTGAACTGCAATATCTTTACTTCCCCGTCTCGATTTTTCAAGATATGTATGTAAACCATACCCTCTGACGGTAGCGATTGTACGCCATACTCCTTAATTCCAATTATTTCTGGCCTATGTATTATCAACACATAATCTGATGCATGATAAATAGCATCCGAACCAAAAATATCAGTTCTATTAGGATAATGCATTTGAGTATTTTTAACTCTTTCAGGACTTTCTATACTACGATTCATTTGAGACAATTGAATAATAGTAGTCAATCCTACTTTCTTTTGCTCAATCCATAATTTCTGTAATTCGCTGATAATTTTACGTTCGTCTTCGCCACCACTTGGCTTAACTAAAAGAGTATGGTCTAAGATGACCATTAACCATGTGCCTTCATTTAATGTTTTTCTGAAAGCATTAATTGTGTTACTAATTTCGTCGATAGTACCTGCTGAATCAACATAATAAATATCGTACTTCTTTATACCATTAGCGGTATTTTTTAATAATTTAAAATCGTGATCATTTAACGATTCTTTTGCAGAATATAATTGAGATGTAGTCTTATTTAACTTGCTAGAGATTTTTCTCCCCACCTGTTTTGAACTCAGCATTTCTAAGCTGAATGATAATACTGCAAAATCTATTTCAGGATTTATGTCAAATAAATCTGTTTCTAATGAATTAACAAATGAACTTTTACCGGAACCAGATATACCAGCTATGCTATAAACGGCATTTGGTTCAATTCCACCCATCGTTACGTTATTTAACTTATCCCATTTTGTTTTGAGAGATTTGGTTAGACCTTTCCTTCTCTCATCTACATACTGTACTATTTCATCAGCTGCTTTGCTGATATGTCTAAATGTTAAACTTTTACTCGATTGATTCTCCATACTTTGGCTCTGTTGGTGCATTAAAATTTTCTTTATAAATCTCTTCGTATTCCATCCAAGATTCATCCTTGAACCAACGTCCTAAAGTTTTCATATACTTCATTGAGTCCTCGATATTCCGGAGCTTTAGCTCATAGTTCAACATCTTAAGTATATGCTGGTGTTTCTTTAGGTCTTTACCAACTATTTTACGATATTTATCCTTCATAAGTTTTTGAGAACCTTTTAGGGTTCCTTTATTCCCTTCTGGACGTATTACAGTAGCTGGATATGTAGACCAAAATTCATCCCACATTACAGAAAAGTCGCCAAATATTTGTTCAGCAAATCTTTCCCTTATTACTATTTTAGACCAATCATACTCGCCATCAGAGTTAGCATTATGTATAATTTTATTGTCTATTAAATTCTGTATTTCTTCATCGGCAATACCATTTGATTCGACATATTCTGTTAATTTACCTAATTCTTTCTTATATACTAGGTATACCAATAAGAACTGATTTGCACTTATGTTGTTTTCACACAACAAATCAATATCAATTTCTATTAGCATATATTAATTTTTAACTTGTATTATAATATCCTTCTCCCACTAAAATCAACATTGCTCTCAATGCTTTGTGTTGAACTTGTGGATTTTGATGATTAATTGCTTGTTGAACTGTAAGTTCAATAGCATCATCATTGTAATTCCCTAGATGCTTCAGACCATAAAGACACTTAACCTTTACTTTTAACGATGCATCTAATTCTCTGTAAAATTCTGTTATTTCTTCTGACATTAGATTTGATAATTTAAAACAGCTTTAGCTGTGGATTTTCGATTAATTCTTTAATTTTCCTAGCTCTACTGATGTAGTATCCATATTCAATATGGTAATCATCTGCTTTGTAGTAATCATTAAATAGTGTGACATTATGTCCCACACACACATCTGCTATTTTACCAGTGTTTTTATCATGTTTATAGATCTTGCCACCATTGGTGCTAACAAAGTACCTATTAGTTCTTTGTAGTTCATCTATAGCATGTTCACTGCCGTCTTTTAAGTAGTGATATTCATTGGTAAATTTCTTATCAGACTTGCGTGCTATACAGAAATCATATATATCTGTATGTTCTCTAATAGTAGTCTCTATATCAATACCATTTACATAATACTCATATAAAGCAATTGGTACTATTGGAGCATTAAAACCTTTCTTTAAAGGTGTTTGTGTTTCAAATTCACCTTTAACTTTAACTTTGTTACCCGGTTTCATTGTAATGTAATTATTGACATCACGTCTAGCATACTTTACATACTCGGTATACTCTAGTTCGAAATTTGTTTTAGTCTCCCATTCTCTGCAAGTTTGTTTGTAAATCTCCTCCTTTTCTCTGGGTACAACTGTAACGATACCATCTGTATTAGCTGATATTACTTCGAAACCACGAAGATTTAACGCTTCTATTAGCATTAATAAATAGAGCTGACCATTTACGGTCACCTGAAGAGTTACTTTTGTATCTCTTAACCAATGATGTTCAGAATTAGTCTTACCGTATGTTGCGTTAAGGACTATTTTCAAACTATCTGCTGTTATTAAATCACCAGCATGTTTTGCGTCTACCCTAGTTCTTCTAATTTCATCGTATTTATCAATGAAACCATCACCTAAATGCTCTGGAGCAAGTCTATGATTAATAATTAAGGATGGATACATTGATGCGATATCAGCGTCTATTAGTTTCTTTCTATCATCTTCTTCAAATAAACCGGGTTTATCGTCTGAATGAATTCCTCCTATTCCTAGTTGATAGGCTGTGCCTCCGAATATAATCTTCTCTGAAAATTTAGATACTCCATATTCAAATGTCTCTAGTTTTAAACGACAGAGGAAATTCCTTAATTGTGCAGTTTTAAACTCAATGCCATCAAAGATAATATCTTTAAATGGAATTTTATTTCTAACTGTTTGCATATCTCTTAACTCTTTAACTGGAATGTTAAGTGCTTCAGAGAATATTCTTTCTAGCAGTCTGTTTGAAATACCTGAATCAGATTCATCTAATACATTAACACCATACTTTTTACTAATATCCCATCTTAATTTAATAAATGGTAATATTTTATTGTATAATGTTTCAGTTATTTCAACATCATTCAAGTTGTACTTTAAAAGTAAATCAACTTGATTTGATTCTATTAAATCATCCGGATCTATTGGTAGATCCTGTATTTTTGGCCATTTTAAATTAACTGCTACTAATTTCAATGGCTTTTGATCCAAATTCCCTACTCTCATGAGGTCAATTCCTTGAAAGGGAAGTCGGTATTTATAGTCTTTACTATCTCTAAGGATAATATCGTCTGATAAATCTTTTAATTTACTACAAATTTGATCTGTAGTTTGTTCTGATAATTTCTGGTAATGTTTGAATATGTAGTTTAATATTTGATTATCATAATAATGACTATTATAACCAACAAACCACTTTTCAGCATCATTTATGAACATATATAAACCTTGGAGATCATTTCTATCACCATGTATTGCAAATGTCCTTATTTCGCCTGTTTTGACGTGTTTAAAGATTACTGAAAAGAAGTTCCTATAAACTTCTATATCAAATACATATACCATTTAATTATGATTTTAATTTTTTAAAAAAATTTAAAAACTCTTTTTTTGGCCTACATCTGGGTAGACCTTTTGGAAATTTTGAGTTTTTATAATATATGTTATCTTCTGTTAATGGAACATACACATCGAAATTCTCAAGAACATGTCCGTTGAAAACTTCTTTTGAGTCTAACTTTTCTGTAGAATAGCCACCTATTGATAAAAAATCAATTAGATGGCTCCATTCTACTAATGAATTAGCAATATTTCCTTGATGATAATCATCTAAAAATCTGACTTCTATTACTTTTCTAGAAATATAATCACCATAATAATCAGATTTGGTTTCTTTTGTCTTATCAAATATTTTATATTTCATGTTATTTATTTTTGTATTAATCTACAGGTTTCAATTAATCCAGCTTCTAGAGCTTCTTCGTAGGAATCGAATTGATCAGACCATTCTACTACATCATATCTATAATCATCTCTATTTCGAATTACTCTATATTTATGGCATGGAATATAGTCTGGACTATCATTGTAGTTCCATAATTTACTTGTTTTAATTACTAGTTACTCAGCCCGGAATCGAACCGGGACGCTTTCAAACGTCTCATAAGTTAGGACGTAATTATACGTTGCGTTCACTGCCTGAGTTAATATTTTGGTTATTCTTATTTGTCTCATCTTTCAATGCTAAGTCATTAGCCCATCCCATTGTTGGATTTGAACCTGTTGTATCACCACATATATAAGTTTATCTTTGTCACATATGCTGTCAACTGTCATGAACCGATAGTAACTGCCACTATCTGTTAAACAAATAAAATGTTTAATTTCTTAAATCGGTGTTTTCTTTGAACCATCTCCCGATCCAATACCAAACACTGAATTTAAAGACGAAGGATACAAATCTACTTCATCTTCTACACTTTCACCTCTCTGACACTTAGGACAGTAATGAGTATGTTTACCTTCTTCTAGCCAACCTTCTGATTTTAACTGACTTTGTCCGATACATGTATTACATGAATTACAGACATACGAATTAATCTTTTTTACCATAGGTTATGCTGCGGATTTAATTTTACGTCTAAGAATAATTACTTTAGATTTAAGATCAGATGAGTCAAACTTGTTCTGTTCATCTTCGGTAAATTTAACTTTTTTCTTTTTCATATCAGCTATGCTGAGTTCTATTTGAGAATTAAGCCTACTAACAGCAATTTCTCTACGTCCTTGTTGACGACGTTTCTTTTCAAAACGACGACCTTTTTTTAAAGAACCAAATTTCTCAACTACTTTGATATGGTTTGTTTTTCTTTCGGAAATAAAAGCAATGTATACATCTGATTGATACACTCCATGTATACCATTAAATTTAGTCAATAATTCTCTGATTTCAGAATTATTCTTAGATCCTTTGAAACGTTTGTATAAGATATTTATATCTTTACATCTATATTTTTTTGTCATTTGAGTAATTTTTTTCAAGTTAGTTATTAATTTGGTTATGCTGCCTGTTTGTTACCAATAGGCTCTACTTTCTTTCCTTTACCTTTTCCGCGACTAGGCGACTTACCTGTCTTAGCTTTGGAAAGCTCTTCCTTAGACTTATCATCATAAGGTTTTTCCTCAACACGTTCTTCTAACATACGTTTTTTCTTATCCGAAGCTATCTTTTCTTTAATCTCGGCAACATATGTTTTTTTCTGCTCAACCATTTTTTTCTTATCTTTTTTATCGACTAATTTGGTCTTTGGTTTAGCATTCTGTTGAGGACGAGACAATGCCTTAAGCTTATCCTCGATAGACTTAATTAGCTTTTCGTCTGGTTTATCATCAGGCTTAATCTTGCTAATTTGATTATTTAACTTAGTTTCCTGAGCTTTTAACAATTTAACAGATTCCTCCAAACCATCTATAATAGATTTGTTTGGTTTATCTTTAGATTTAGCTGTTTTTAACTTAGCTTTTTCGGTTCCTAACTTACTTCTTACTCCTTTTAATTCCAGAGTTAGAGCGTCAATTAATTTTTGACCAACCTTTTTAACTTCAAGAAGTTCAGCTTTAAGTCTTTTTGTTTCCTTTTTAACCCTTAAAACTTCATCACGAATTTCTTTTTGATCTTTCGTTTTAAATTTTTCAGATTCTTTCTTTTGACTTTTTTTATGCTTTGTAGCATCTTCAGTTTGCTTTTTAAGCTTTTCAGCTTTCTCGTCTTCACGAGCTTTATTTGTTTCCACTCTTTCCGTATGGAAATATTTTTTGAAATTATGTACGTATTTTTCTAGGTTAAACCGTTTAACTGGTTTCTCACCATCCTTTAGAACAACTTCCTCATTCGCTTCTTCAGCGGCTTTATTACTAGCGTTAGCTAATAACATACGAGCTATCATGTTATTCCCTTCTGTGAGCTTTTTATAATACTTGCCACGATTTGTTAAACGATGTGGTTTAGATGGTTTTTTCTTTTTATCAGCGGATTTTTCAGATACAATTGTTTCTTGAAAATCACTGGTTGTGATATTGGCTTTCTTGTCAGAGTTAATAATAGCTTGAGCTACTTTCTCGGTTACTTGACAATATTCCAATCTAGGTCTAAGTTTAATTTCAAACGAAGACGATTTGGAACCAAATAATTTCACAGTATCTTTAACAAAAGAATCCTCTACTCTCTTTTGACCATTGGTATCAATAGATCTCCAATAACCAATGTAATTTTTAGTGGATACTAAGTCATTTTCTTTTGGTTTTAACACCTTTATTGCAAGAATACCCTTATTGTGATCAGATTTAAATCTGAAAATAGTACGAGCAACGGAAGAATGTTCGCTAGTATTTAACCAACTACCCGATCTCTTCATAATACCTGCTACTTTAACAGTAGTTGTATGAGAAAAAATATCTTCTTTTTTCTTTTGTAATGGTTCAATTACCTTGTTTTGCAAAGCCTTATATGCTTTTAAAACACCTCGACTAACCTTTTCGTAACCACGCTTAAGCATTGATTGTAATTGGCTACGCGGAACCTCATCAACAACCTCTGTCTTAGGATCTCTAATTGGGATTAATTTATCATACTTTTTCCATTCTTTTGTTTCAAAGAATTTCTTAGTATCCAAAGGAGCCCAATATGAAGTTTCACCAGCACCTTTACCTAAGATTAGTTTTTTGTTAACATCAGAATCACAATAGATATCTATTTCCAGCTGATTCTTTTCATTAACGGTTACCATACCCGGTTGATACAATGTCGATTTTCCTTTGCGCTCATTTTTTATAAGCACATATGAACCAACAATAGGACGTTTTTTCTCAACATTCAAAGGAATAAAACTTTTATCTTCACTATCAATAAACGATAATGGTCGATCTTGCCAAATAACATTTGGTTTTGGAGCTTTAAAACTAGCAGTTCTTTCTAAAGATTTTTCAACCTTCTTAGCAGTTTTCTTACTACTCTCTAAACGTTTTTTTGTTATTTCGTCTGCCTTTTTGGTATCACCTGAAACAGGCTGTTTTTGCCCCTTTTTAGGCTGTTTATTGACATTATTATTACGATCCTTACGTTTTGATTGCTCAGGTCCAATTTTGTCCTTATTATCGGGTTTTTCAATAATACGATCTTTAACATCTTCCTCCTCAGACTTTGTTACTTCTTTTTTCGGGGTAGAAGTCTCTTTCTTATCAGCTGCTTCTTTTTTAGCGTCAGCTTCTGCTTGAGCATCTAATGTTAAAATATCTTCAATCGCATCCGCGTTGTTGGAATAGAATTCACGTTCTTTCTCTGTAAAATCAGCTTGCTTACCGGCTTTAATCATATTGGCTATGAAACCAGCAGTGATATTAGTATCCTCTTTAGTTGTTTTCTCTTCTTCAGATGGAGGATTATGGAAAGCAAAAGCTTCTTTAAAGAGTTTAATACGCGGTTTATCCAACTTAATCTTTTTGTTTTTAGCAAAGATTGTAGCTATATCCTTAGGAATATCCTGTGGATTTATTTCAGTTATATGGCATTCTTTCACCATTAAACCTTCTAAACCAGCATCTTTAAATGCTTTACTTTCTTTCTTGTCTTGCAATAAATATGCAAGTTTATTATATATTAAATCTTTTGACATTTGAGTTGTTTTTACTTTGGTTAATAACTTGAAAGCTCGGACTGAATCTAAAATCCAACTTCGTCTTTCCCCTGATTCTGATTCTAAAACATAAACATGTAATCTTTTTGGAATAAACATGTCAGTAAAACATTGTATAACTTTTCCGGTAAATCCGAATGTATCTGTAACAATATCATCTATATAAGGCACTCTTCTTATTGATAAGATCTCAAGATTCTTTGGTAAGAACTTATAATATCCATCTAGATTGCTTTTTAATGTGCTACAGAATATAATTGAAACTTTTCGTGTTTTTTTATCAACGGTAGTTATCTCCGCTAATGTTTTCAAACTTCTAAGTTTATTTGTGTTATACGTATAGATTCGATCTGATACAGATTCTCCTCTTATGTGATATGTTGTTACATTTGTTTTAGATCTTTCCACTTTAATAATAGTCCCTCTGAAACCATCTGTTTTATCTTCAACAGATTCTCCACATTCAAAACGTTGCTCTGATATATAATCATCTTGTTTAACTTCTATCTTATAAAAGTTACCACGGTATCTTATAGTACCGTCATTATAAATGAAATTATGATTATCAATACTATCTAATACATCATCTAATATGTGAATATCTACTTGTTTAAAACTTAGGTTGTTCTCTAAAATAAGACTAGGATGGACTATTGATGGCATTACACATTGCGTGTCTCCAGAAAAATTGAACCATTTTACTAGCACATAGTCTTCTTTTCGTGCTTGTATAATACCAAATACGTTGGCATATGGATGCCATCTATGTTGTACTAATGGTATCATAGTAATTGATTTTAGCTTTTAAAATAGTAGTATTGAGCAAATACATTAAATATTAATATAAGAACCAATGTTATTATCAATATTCTAATTGCATATGCTCTAGCATATTCAGACATTGCTTTTTCAATAGATTTCTTTTGTTCCAATGGGAACATATCTAATTGAATACCATCCGCAGAATACCATCCAAATATTTCTTCTTGTTTACCAATCAGTTGTAATCTAATTGTATTAAATAACACGGCAATAAATGTAATTACCATTGTTTTATATTGTTTTATTGTTTTCATAATAGTATGATTTAGTTAATTTGATTGAGCCAGAAGAGGGAGTCGAACCCTCAAATACTACTTTTCGTAATCGCGTCTAACCTCCAAGGTCGGTAGTATTATGGTGTTTTTCACAGTTATCATCTGCAAACGCGCAAACCTCCATTTCCGGCTTATGCGGTTACCCGCAGGGACTAGATCCTTGAATCCAATCCCCTACGAGCAAACCGTTTGAAGTCTGTAACTTCTAGCAATCCATCATTATCCCCATAATGGGTATCAACAACTGAATTACCATCATATGCTTTACGAGAAAATGAATTCTCTTTAGCATATTTATCACCAATAATATAATCATCAGCACCTTTTCCGATTGCCCTAAGAGCTGTCGGATGAAAGACGCCTAGATACAAATCTTCATAAGATCTGACATAGTCGAATAAGCGATGTGATTCAAAATATTTATCAATATAAGGAATCTGCTCAACGACGTTCATTCTTTGCAGCTTTTTTACACTAGTACCAAGCGATCTAGCTGTGCTAGGAAGCCACTGTATAATACCAGTAGCATTGCTGTACTTATTCTGTATCCATGCTTTTCCTCGTGATTCAGAATGTATTGTGAGAACTAACCATTCCCATTTTACATTACGTTTCTTAGCTAATTTCTGTAATTCGAAAATAACTTCACGTTTGTAGGCTGCATACCCCCACATCTTAGTAGCTAACTTATTAGCTTCTTTTTCAATGATTGTTTCATGACCTAACATGGTTAGCTGCTTTGTTAGAAAAACTTTACCCGGTTCGTATTGAACCTCATTTACTACATGTGAGCGTGAACCCACATTTATAAATAGCATAAGTCCTGCTAACAAACTCATTAATCGTCTCATAGTAAAGACTTTGGTTCTACATCGGCTCTGCGTTGACGTTTGGCTACTGCCAAAACTCCGACTTGCCA